TTTCAACCGCGATCGGGTACTGCGGCGCAATTTTTACGTTCCACCCTTGGCGGTCGAACGCGATGTTGTGACCCGTGACGACCGCCCCGGCGCGAATGTGCGCGGCGGCCTCTTCGATCGCGCCTTCGCGCACCGGGCCGTCGTTGAGACGCCACCGAACCACAAGCACTTCCGACTCTGGGTCGTCGAAATAACGATAAAGCCCGGCAGTTTTCAGGTCGCAGGTCGAACGGGTTTCGATGTCCAAGTGGAGAATATCAGACATTGCAGTGGTACTTTCCCCAAGCTATAAGGACACCATGAAGTGCCCGGAGCGTTTGGCCCGCGCAGGGCGCAAGAACTTGCCCGAGATATGGCTCCAGACACGCCCGTCTTCGGTCGCGGCGTAGCGCCCCTCGTAGCCCGGAATGTCTTTCATGGCTTGCCCTTCCGCAACTCGAACCCGGCCAGTTTCACGCACTCGAACAGCGCGTGCAGTTCTTGGCCCCGGTCGTCGACCAGTTTGACCTTCCGCGCCTTGATTTCGTCGCGCAGCACTTCGACGGCGCGCCTCTCGTCGTTGGTCATCTTTCCCTCCGCAGAAAAGCCCCGCCGGCCGAAACCGGCGGGGCAGTTGGTCAGTCGAACAGGCCAGTCGTATCGACGTCACCGGCGTCGATGTTGACACCTGCGAAGTCTGCGGCGATGTTTCCGCCGCCACCGCCGCCCAAGTTCTTGTCGTCGGCGACGAGCATCACGCTTTGCAGCCCGAACGACACACCCTTGTTGACGCCCTTGTCGTACCAGAAGGGGCGCACGGTGCAGACGACCCACACCCCAGGGTAGACCAGCGTCTCGTCGGTGACGATTTGCTGGCGCGCGTCGACCAGCACCGGGCGGTTCTTCTTGCTGGTGGCAGAGATGAACTTGCCACCCTCGACGTACCCGTCGTACTTGAGCATGTCGCCTTGGTCCTTGAACGGGCTTTTCACCTTGACCCGCTTCTTGGGGTCAGACGAAAGCGCGTCGGGGCACTTCTCCTTGAGGGCCTCGATCACTGCCTTTTCCAGCACTGACAGGTCAGCGCAGGTCGGGAAGATCAGGTTGCCGCCATAGCTGCCTTCGGTGGCTGGCGGGATCGGGCGTGACCGCTCGAACAGGTTCAGGAACGAGCCGCGCGTCGGGCAGAGCAGAATGTTGCCGCTGTCCAGAACGCGGATCGGGTTGCGCTCGCACGCCTTCTTGATCCATTCGTCGGTCATGTTGGTATCGGCCATCAGTGTCATATCAGTCGCTTTCATTTCCGAGCATCACAGAGCCGAACTCTGCGGCGACCGGCGATATTGCCGCCCGGCGGTCGCTCTCCGGGGCCGTGGTCAGCCCCTTCGATTCTTTGATGGTGAAGCGCAGCGTCATGTCGCGCTCTGCCTCGGCGTAATCTGCCTTCGACACGTAGGTCTTGAGCAGCTTCTTGGCGTCGGTGATCGTGACCAGCTTGCGCGGCATCACTTCGTCGCCCGGCACATCGTACATCAGTTCGAGGTACTCGGCGATTTCGGTGTCCCCCTTGGTCCAGGCACGGCGCCCGACCTGCTCGACCACCTTCCAGCCCTTGACGGTTCCGCCGGCCAGCAGGTGTTCGTCCATGGCCGTCCGCATCGCGGCGATTTGCGACCCGAGGCGGTCATACGCCGCGACGATCCGCGCCATGTGGTCGAAGTCCAAGGTCTTCACTTCGAGCGCCGCGACCACCGGCTCGATACCGAGCAGGTCGACCCCGGCGAAGTCTTCGCGCACCGCGGTAACGAACGATTGCTCGCGCGCCGTGCAGATCGTGGCGGCCGGGCACCAGCGGCAGTGCTCGCCGGGGACGAAAGGTTCGAACCCAAGGGTTTCCGACAGCATCGGCCCGGAAGTGTTCTTGCTCTCCATGCCGCCGCCCAGGAAAGGGTACACGGCCTTGCAAGCGGCAACCGCTTCGTTCAGTTCGTAGGGGAACTCGATGACCTCTGCCATTGGCAGCGACCACCGCTTCACCCCGTCACCGCCGGCAGAGAAGGCGCGCGGCTGAACGATCACCAGTTCAATCTCGCGCACGTCCCATTCAGGGTGGCCCTGCATGGCGCCGATCGCGTAGAATTTAAGCTGCGTGTTGTCCTCGACGTCGACGATCACGCCGGCGCCGTGCTTGTAGTCGAAGATCGTCAGCTTGCGCCGCGCCGGGCTGTAGACCAGCGCGTCGTTCGTGCCGAACACCTCGCCAGGCTCTGCCGCGTCTAGGTCCAAGGCGAAGCCCTGCTCGACCTCGATTTCCGAATTGGGGTCCAGGTCGTACTCGTCCCACACCGCTTCGAGATAGACGTCCACCGCCTTGCTGATTTCGGCGGTGATCTCGCGGGTCTTGCTTTCGCCGTGGTCGAGGAACCCGAGCACCTTGCCGATCGCCGCCGTGGTCGACCGTGCGCTGGTTTCCAGCGCCTCGGCCGCGACCGCGTGGGCAAAGGTGCCTTCCTCGGCATAGGGGCTGGGTTTTTCGGGGGGCGCCTGCCCCGAGAGCGCAATGCTCCCGGGGCAGGCCATGAACCGGCTGGCCGCCGATCCGCCAAAGGGCGAGTGCTTCACTTCAACGCTTCCAGGATCGAGTAGGCGCGGTCGTAGTCGGCCGGGTCCAGTCCGCCGAACGCCTTGACCTGAAAGTTCTCGATCAGCGCCTGCTGGATCGGCCCGGCCCCGAGTTCGGACACCTTCTTGTTCCCCAGCGCCTTGACCTCGGCCAAGGTCTTCGGGGTGAGCATGGGGTGCTCATCGGCTGGCGGCGATTCCGTCTGCGTAGTGGGCGTCGCAGACGGCTCGCTTGAAGAGCCGGTGCTCTCCTGCGGGACGGCTGCACCAGTGGCAGGTTTGCGCTGGCGCGTCTTCGTCGCCGGCGGGTCCAAAGGGGTTTCTGCTTCGGCAGCAGCCGACCCCCGGGCTTCAACAGACACGACGGTTTCCGGCGCTCGCACCGTAGGCCCGACAAACCGCGCGAGCAGGGCGTTGAACTCGTGCGTATCGGCGGCGGTAATTTTCAATTCAATTGGCATTGTTTCCTCCTGGGTTGTTAAAGGTCAGAGCCTTGAACTTCGATGATCGCGCGCGTCTTGCGCGCAACGGATTCGCTGACCTGTTGGTCGATCGACTTGGCCAGTGAAATGAACCGGACATGCGTGTGCTGTGACTGGCCGATGCGGTGGACCCGCTTCAACGCCTGGCTATTGTTGGCAGGCGTCCAGTCGCTTTCGAGCATGTCCAGATAGGGCGCAGCGGTCAGCGTGATGCCCGTCCCGGCCGCAATGATGTTGCCGATGAAAACCTTGACCTCCGGGTCGTTCTGAAACGCCTCGACAGCTTCACCTCTGGCCTTGTCGCTGACCGAGCCGTCGATCTTGACAAACCGGATACCGTGATGGCGCAGCGTCTCGCACAGGATCTCGACCGGGCGCTTGTGCGCGCAGAACACTACGACCTTGTCCTTGCCGCCGCTCAATTCTTCGATCAGTTGCCGGGCGTAAACCGGCGCCTTGGCCTCTCCGACCAGTCGGCGCAGCGTGGTGACGTGGCCGGCCATCTCGTCCAGTTTTTGCAACCCGCCTTTCTCAATCGCCGACGTGATCGCTGTATCGAGGCCCGGGTGGGCGGCGAGCAGCGCGTTGATCTCTGCGGTCGAACCCTCGATTTCCTGCGTGGTGATCCACAGCGGCGGCAACTGAATGCCGACTTGGCCGATCGTGCGCCGGATCATGTAACGGGCAAGAACCTCTTTCAGTTCGGGCAGCGTGTCGCGACGCGGCTTGTAGCTGGTGCTCATGCCTTGGTTGACCGCGATGAAATAGCGCGTGGTAAAGTTCTTGAACGACAGCGGCGTGCCGCCGACGTAGCGCAGGAACGTCCAGATGTCGGCCGGGTCGTTGGCCATCGGGGTTCCCGACAGCCACCAGGTATAGGCGCCATAGCGCGCGTAGCCGTGCGCGCCTGAACCATCAGACCCGAGCGCGCGGCGCGTGCGATTGCTGGCGATGTTTTTCAGGCCGTGGCTTTCGTCAAAGATCGTGAACTCGCGCAGGTCGCGCTGCAACTCGTTGTGCCACTTGCTCGCACCCTCGTAAGACATCACAAGCACGTCGACGCGCTCGCGCAGCCACAAGTTCAGGTCGTCGTTGGTCAGGCCCTTGATGACCTTGCGCCGGATGCGCGCCCACTTGCGGAACTCCCCGGGCCAGACGTTGCGCACGCTGGCCGGGCACACGACGATGCCGCGGATCAACCCGCCCGTGTCGAGCGCGCGGATCGCTTGGGCACTTTTTCCCAGCCCTGGCGAATCGAACAGCCCGGCGCGCGGGCGCTGCGCGATGAACGCGGCGCCTTCGACCTGGTAGGGGAAAAGGAGGTCAGTCACAGGCTTGCCACCCAAGCCCGCACGACGCGGAGAAGATCGTCTTCCCCCCAGTCACCCATTCCCGCATTCAGCGCGTGGCAGACAACCCGCACGTTTTCCGGCACGTACCCCAGCGCCGGGACGCGGCGGTCTAGGCTTGGACTGGTGGCAGACCGGGGGCCTTTGAGCGTGAACGCCACTCCACTAATTTCGCAACGCCCGGCATCTA